GGTCGTTTGACTCGCTGGTTTATTTTGTGTTTGCGCTGGTGAGAGTGTGTTTTCGAACGTGTGTTTGATCTGTGTGTTTGATCTGTGTGTTTGTGGCGTGTGTTTGTGTACGTGTGTTTGATGGTGCACATCACACGTGTCTGTGTGTGTCATGGGTTGACGTGGTGGTGGTTGGTGGGCGTATGGTTCTACCCATCAGCAACACGGGCCCAGGCGGCCCAACCAAGAAAGGAACCAAGTGATGGACTTCAACAGCAAGGTCAAGCGGATGGTTAAGCGTGCGGCCCTCGTGGGTGTGGGTGCGTGCGTCATGACTGCGGGTGCATGTGCGCCTGCCTACGCCAACGAGGGGACCCCCGTTGAGCTGATCCAGGGATGGGTGACCGTAGACACCGGGGCCCCCGTGGATGTGTCAGGGACCCCCGCCTGCGAGGACGAGGGCCAGGAGTACGGGCCCTGCCTATGGGACGCGAGCGCCTCGGGTAACGGGGCTGGCGACTCATTCATCGTGGAGGAGGACGGATCCGTCACCTACATCCGTAAACAGGACGGCACCGCCGTCGGGCAGGACGCGAAGAAGAAGAAGAAGAACAAGAAGAAGGACACCGAGGAGACGACCCCCGCACCCGAGCCCACCGAGCCCCCCGAGGCTCGCGCATTCCCCGGCTGGGAGTGGACCGGCAAGACCGACCCCATCTCCGCCGCCGGCCTCCCCCACTGCGTGGACGTGCGCGGCCAGGAGACCTGCATGCGCGACGGGTACGTCATCGTCGTAGACCAGGACGCATGCACGCAGACCCTCATCACCGACAAGGGAGACCAGTACGTGCCCGGCCCCGCCGTAGCGGAGGCGCTCTCCGACGCCTGCAAGGCACGCAAGGACGACGAGGAGAAGGACCACGAAGACAACGCAGGAATCAGTGGTTCTCGTTCTACGGAGGATGTGCACTCGGCTTCGCCGAGCGCGGCTGTGGATAAGCGTGTGGAGAAGTCGGCTTCTCCTAGTGCTACCGCGACTGTGGGTTCTGTGGATTCGCACCGTGAGGTGGTGGCTGCCCCGGCCGCTCCGGTGAAGGACAACTATGATCACGAGATTCTGGGTGTGCTTGTGGCGATGGGTGTGTTGGGGCTGTCTGGTGTTGGTCTGGTTGCGGTGGTGGATCGTGTTCGGGGGTGGTTGCGTCGCCGGTGATTGATGGGGCTGCCTATCGCACGCGTGCTCGACCGATCGTCTCGGTGCCCCGCTGGTTTCGGCCGGCGGGGCACTTTTTGTGCCTGCGGGGCAGGGTGGTGGGTGGCTTGACAGCTCTGCGTGCCCGCCTGAGGTGCCGTGGGTCCCTCTGGGTCGCTTTCGGGGGTGGGGTGGTACCCGCATATGGGTGGGGCGCTGAAAGGCGCTCAGATTGGCTTATACGGCCTCTCGCGCGCGTGCGTGCACGTGCGTGCGGTGGGGGGTGCTGGATGATTGAACGTGTGTTCGGTGGCGTAGGTCACGCAAATTGATGCCACCTCGGGCTTGACCTTGTCCGTCTCGATGTGACTATAGTTGGGTCATCAGCCACGGGGCGCACGCCCCACAGAAAGGATCGAAGCAATGATCACCAACAACGCACTCACCACCACCGCCACCCAGGTCGAGACCATCCTCGCGGACCACTCGGTCACCTACACCACCACGGACAACCGCGACAAGGAAGAGGAGGGCGACTACCGGATCACCGTCGGTGACGTCACCGCCTACCTCACCACGTCGGACGCCGGTGAGGTGTGGGCCACCACCGACGAGAACCCGGCCGACGCCTACGATGGGCCGGCCGTCGCCGATGAGATCGCGCTCCACCTGATGAACTACGCGACCGAGATTCCCGCCGCCGTCAAGGTCATCTCTGCTGTTGCTGAGGAGACGGCGGGTGACTGCGCGGCCGCCTACTGGGAGGGCTACTGGACCGTTGAGGACTCTCACACGACGGTCGAGGTCGACACGGATGGCGATTGGACGGTCGCTCAGTCTGACGTCGACGGGATCGAATGGAGCGACTACAAGGGCCGTGACGTTGCCGCCGTCTTCCAGGCCGGGGCTATGGCTTACGGTCAGCCGCTCGACGCCATCGCCACCGTCATCATGGGCGGGGACTACGAGATGGCCGATTGGTGGTCCATCGTCGAGGACCTCACCGATTTGCGTAGCACCGACGACGATGCGGGCACGCGCGTCTACACCCACTGGGGTAGCAGCCACCCCGGCGTCCTGGTCGCCGAGGAGCACGACGGCACGGAGTCTCGGTGGATTATCACGGACCTCGACACGATGGCGACGTCTGTGGAGCACGGTGCGCAGGACGCTGCCGCGAACGTGATCTACACGCTGGCGTGAAGCCAGCCGCCCGGATAGTCGCAGCGGGGGTTCGACTCCCCCGCCGGGCACGACCTCGATTCCCACCACCTCAAAGGAAGTCAGTCATGAACCTGTACGCCACGCGCAACGAAGCCATCGAGCACGAGATTCGCGACGTGCTACGCCAGAGCGAGGTCGCCACCGGCCCGATCGATGACGCCTTCGACATTGACGCCATCGCAGACGAGACCATCACCATGTTCATCACCAAGGGCAGGGTGGTCACCTACTGTCTCTCTGCTGACATCTACCCGGGCCTGTTCTGGGAGATCGTCCAGAAGTACGCCCGCTAACCACACACTCGCTCACGCAGGAGAAGGCGCAATGAACGACACCAAGACCATCGCCCCCGAGGACAGGCGCCGCCGCGCAGCCGACGTGGTTGCCAGACTCACCGAGGAGGGCTGGGGAGTCCAGTACACCGAGGAGGGGGTTGTCCTCCGCCGCGGCGGGGCGCCGGTGACCATCACTGACAACGGCGAGGTGGTCTCCTCGGATCCCATGGCGCGCCTGTACGTCCACTGCATCTACTACCCCGAGATCTACGCGCCCGTCCTGTCGTCGGCCCACAACTAGGAAGGACGGTGAGCCACTAGCGATAGTGGCCCGCCGCCTCGCCTAGAGGATAGCGCAGCAGAAACGCAGACAACTGCTGAATGACGCTTGCGCACGTTGGTTGAGAACTACACAGAGAAACGCCCATAGACGGCAGACGCCGCACGCACCGCCCCGGCGCCGCGTAGTCGACACAGCCTGCCCGTCTATGAGTCGCCTGGACCCACCCCGTCACTTCGATCCATAGGGGCTTGGGCTGATCTACCAGTGGTCCAGGCGGCCCATAGATGCCCGCACGGTGCGGGGTCTAGAAAGGAGGGGTCGTGGATACCTACTACATCTACAACTACGCGGACCTAAGGCAGGCCATCCAGGCGGGTGCCTCTCTGGAGGACATCATCCACATCATGGGGGACGTCCCCATCCCGGCTGACACCCCGCCCCTGGACTACTGGGTGCACCCTGGTGGCTTGCTCTCTGTCGCCTCAACCAGTGAGGCCTGCGTGCGGCTCGCCGGCGGCCACCTGTATATCGTGGGTGACGGCCCCATGGCGCTCCAGGTGTGCGGGACAGACATTCCTGATGGCAGGGTTACGCTCGCGGGCTGTAGCGCTAGTGACGTGGATGGCGTCGGGAGGATCGGCGAACTCTACGAGTGGGACGTTGAAGGTGACTCTGCTGACCTCGAGGCAGAGGGGAACGAGGTGGATTCGCCCGAGCACTACACGTGGCTGGGTGAGGCGGTTACCGCCCAGGGTGGTCCGGGGCGCACAGCTGGCCTTCAGTCCTGGGATGTCCTGGACGCTATCGCCCCTGATGACCCGCACGTGTGGAACGCGCTGAAGTACCTCACCCGCCTCGGCCGCAAGGGCGGAGCATCCAGTCGAATCGTCGACCTGCGCAAGGCTCGCGCCTACCTTGACAGGGCGATCAGTCGGGAGGAGCGCAAACAGTGGCACTGAGTGAGCCGATGGAGCGTGCCGTGATCACCCACGGGGAGATGCGGCGCCTTAAGGACGGTGAGGCAGTCTACGACCACGACGACAGGGAGTGGGTCAAGCGCGGCCCGTGGTGGCACCTCAACGACGGCGACCGCAGGCTACTCGGTACTGAGCTCAAGCGTCTCAGTGAGTACCTGTACGTGCTTCGCCCGTACCGCCCGTACACGTATCCCAGATAGGGGGTTCCCAGCAGAATAGGGGGTTCCCAGCAGAATAGGGGGTTCCCAGCAGAATAGGGGGTTCCCAAGAAAGGAAGGAAACCATGGCAGACACCCCAACAGTCCACCAAGCCCTAAACAAGGTCATGGGTGAGGTCCAAGCAGTCAAGAAAGACAGCAAGAACCAAGCACAGAGATTCAACTTCAGGGGAATCGACGCGGTAATGAACGCCGTCGGCCCCGCACTGCGCAAGCACGGCGTCACTATCCTCCCCGAGGACGTGGACGTGCACCGATCAAACGGCACCACAGCGAACGGCAAGCAGACCGCCGAGGTAGTCCTCAAGGTCACCTACCGGGTATACGGGCCCGGCGGGGACAGCATCCACGGAAAGGTGGCGGCCGAGGCTATGGACTTCGGGGACAAGGCGATTGCGAAAGCAATGAGCGTCGCCTACCGGACGTTCCTACTCCAGGCGCTCACCATCCCCACGGACGACCCCGACCCAGACGGAGAATCATTCGAAAGGGGGGTTCCCAAGAGAATAGGGGGTTCCCAGCAGAATAGGGGCACCAGCGGGGGCACCCCCCTCCCAACAGGGGAGGAGGTTCCCAACAGGACAGCGGCCGAACAGTGCGGCATGATCCTCGACGGCTTCTGCGCCGCCCACCAGCTAAACGGGGACAAGGTACGCGAGGAGTACTTCGCCGCCGGAGGTAAGGCCATCCCCGACATGCTTCGCGCATGGCTACAGAACAACTACGGGGCAGGGAAGGTGCAGTGAACAAGGAGAACGCGCTCCGCAGGGCCGCCATCGCAGCGCACGTTGCGAAAGTGGCCTCTCAGGAGAAGAAGAAAGCCCTCAACGAGCTCATGGAGGTGATGGCTCCGGGAGACCGTTCGTATGCCACAGTCAACGGGGAGCAGGTGGGCGCCATCAGCGTCACCACCGCCACCCCCTCCTATCAGGTGACGGACGAGCAGGCTCTAGTCAGGTGGCTCGAGTGGAACAAGCCCGACGCCATCCATCGGGTCCCCGCCCCATGGTTCACGGCGAAAGCCGCCCTAGACGGGTTCATCAAGCAGGCAGGGGAGATCCCCGACGGGGTTGAGCTCGTGACGCCCGACCCTAGGATCTCGGCCCGCGTCTCTCCGGCCCAGGAGGAAGCCATCCGGGAACTCATTGCCATGGGAGATATCAGCCTCATAGAGATTGAGGGCGCGGAGTGAGCCAGTCGCAGGCGAGGTGGGCGCGCCGGAAGGGGTCTCCCAGGAAAACAGGGCCCTCCCAGGAAACAAGGGAGGCCGTGTATGAGAGGGACCAGTACCGGTGCGCCCGCTGCGGCCGCCACGTCGCCACCTACGCCGCAAGCATCCAGCACAGGAAGCCCCGCGGCATGGGCGGCACCAAGGATCCATCCATCAACAGTCCCGCTAACCTCATCCTCCTCTGTGGGGACGGTGTAAGGGGCTGCCACGGGTACATCGAACAGCACCGGGAGGAAGCCAAACAGGATGGCTACGGTGTTGCATGGTGGGAGGACCCCGCCACCATCCCGGTGCGGTACTGGGACGGAAACACATACACACTCACGAACGAAGGAGAACGAACATGTTCATGATCCCTATGGGTGGCTGGTGGACTCGCCGCCACATCCCCTGGCACGACGAGTGCATCTATGGCGCCTGGCGCCCAGTGCCCTACCCCCGCTGCGGGTGGTACTGACATGCCATGGCAAATCGTCCCGGTTGAGTACTCGCGTGCATCAATCAGCTGCGACTGGCCCGCTTGCACTAACCGGATTAACTTGAATGCGATCCCCGCCGACTATGACGCCGAGATCCACGAACTCAACAAGGTCAAACGCCTAGCGCTCCGGCGCGGCTGGACAGTCGCCGAGGAGACATACAGAGTCACATGCCCCGACCATAAGCCACCAGAGAACACGGAGAAACCCTAATGAGCGCACACAACCCGGCCGCCGGCGACACGGCAAAGAAAATCAGGCGGGCCGCCGCCCGCCTGGGACCTTACATCAATCGGCAGCCTTGGAATGCTCTAGGGTTGATTTCTGAACTGTATGACGACACTGGCTCCCTGGGATTCTCGGTCGAGCGCCTCATGGACGCCAACCTCCGGCGAGACAACACTATCCCGTATCACAACTCTATTCGGTCTAAGCTCGAATTTATTGCAACGGACGCGATGGAGCTCTTGTTCCACTATGGCGTCGAGGATTTCGGAGAGGTGTTCGTCGCAGAGTATGAGCGAGCTGCCAGCAAGCACCCGGGCATGACGTTGGACGCGGGCGGCCACACGTCCGAGACCCGCTTCTACGCCCTCGCCGAGGAGGTGGGTGAGGTAGCCGCCTCCCTCACCTACGACAACGACAACAGTACTGGCCATAACGCCAACACCATCGCTGAGGTCACCCAGGTAGGGGCGCTCGCCCTCGCCTGGCTCACCCGCTACCAGGACGGAGAGAACTGATGAAGATCATGACCGCCTATGACAACCCTGAGGAGCACTCTGGCCCAATCATGCGCGGAATGCCCGCCTACTGGGGCGGCTCCAAGACAGCCAATTTCCCAGTGGGAACAGTCGCTATCGACAGAGACGGGGACGCGTGGTCCCGACGGGAGGGCGGCTGGTGGTGGGCGGGGGACCGCATCAATCCGTTCCCGAGAGAAGACCTGCCCCCCCTGGACGGGCCATTTGTCGTCGTTTACGTCCCCAAGGAGGAACTGTGACCCCTACAGCCCCCAAGCCAGGAGACATCCCCACCCAGGTCGACGACGTGCGGCTCGCTAAGGAGATCACCGTCTCTGGTAGCGAAATCTTCGTCGACGGAGACCGGTTCCCCTGGTTCGTACGGGAGAACCCGAGGATAGTCCAGTTCGATGACGGGCTGGTCGCGCTCCAGGTTTTGATCCTGGCCGAACATGTCACGGTCCCGTCAAATACGGAGGAGCGATGACCGGCCGCACTCGAATCACCCCGGCGTGTCCCGATTCGCGAAAACCGAGCGAAAACACGACAATATGACCACTCCCCAGAAAGGAAAATGGAATGGCTAACGAGACCGTAATCACCGTGTGCGGGGTCCTCGGTCAGGACCCGGAACTCCGCTTCACCCCGGCAGGGAAACCCGTCGCGAACCTCTCCATCGCCTCCACCCCCAGCCGATACGACCGCAGCACCTCCCAGTGGACAGACGGCACCACCATGTGGATGCGAGCCAGCGCATGGGGCGACATGGCTGAGAATGTCGCCGAGTCCCTACGCAAGGGCATGTGGGTCATCGCCCAGGGCCGCCTAGGTCAGCGGGACTACACCACCCGCGGAGGCGAGACCCGCAGCGTCCTGCAACTCGAAGTGGACAACATAGGCCCGGACCTGCGCAGGCAGCGCGCCCAGGTGACGAAGCAGGCCCCCACCGGCCAACAGGGCAACTTCGGCGGCCAGCCAGCGCAGCCGGCCGCGTTCGGTTCAGGGAACGTCCCCACGGCCGCCCAGGACCCATGGGGAACCGGGGGCGCCCCCACCAGCGAGCCCCCCTTCTAAACCCAACGGCTGGCCCCGACACCACGCCGGGGCCAGCCACCACCCCCAACCCACAATCACCCTAGGAGACCCAATGAAACCCAACCCCACCTTCAGCCAGCGCCTCGGATACGCCGTCGGCCTCACCCTCGCCATGGCCGCGTGCTTCGCCGTCATCAGCGTCATCATCTGGATCATCACCGCCACCTGGCGCGCAATCATCGGAGGCTGACATGGCGGTATACGACCCCGACCAGGATCGAATCCGGTGCGGCGACCACTACCTTCAACCGGAAGTGACAGTCGAATTCCATGCGGTCGGGAACAGTGAGCGACCGCACCACGTCACCCGAGTCCACTGGGGGCAAATAGCCATCATCCGCTGCAAAAAATGCGGCCACGAAACCGACACAGGCGACGTCACAATCCGAACCCAGTAACCCCAGGAGACCGAAATGACCGACCATGTACTCAGGCGCGACGAAGCGGCCGAACTCCTCGACGCAGTCAACGAGAGCATGTGGAAAGCAACCGACCACGCGCGATACCCGACAGCCGTACTTGTGGCTCTAACCCAGGCCGTCCTCGAAGTTGGTGAACAGCTTCGAATCGCAAACCGGCTAACAATCGCCATCGCCGCGAAAGACCCCATCGAAATCACCCCCGAAACCGCCGCCGCACTCGGCATCAAGACTCAGGAGTAACCATGGCCAACAAGCTCAGCGCTCTCGACCAGGCTGTAGCTAAGGTCAAGGACCTTAGTGAAACACCCCTTATCCTCAAAGGCTTCCCTCAGGAGTACGACCTGGCACTATTGCTGGAGTCGCTGGCCGCTCTCCAGGCAGCCCCTCGCAAGGGGCTGGCACTCGTGAAGATCATCCTCGTGTGCACCACATGGGTGGACGTCCTATCCTTGAGTGATGGCTCACTCGATCACGTCAAGGAGTGCGTAGAATCTGACCCCGACTGGGGAGGGTTCACCATGATGGTGAACATAGCTGGGGATGTCGCCATCTCTATCGACGACGGCTTTATGGCCGCGCAGAAACAGTGCCTACTCACGATCGCCAAGTACGCCCTCGCGTGGCTTGCCGAACTGATCGAAAAGGGGGAGGCATGAGTTTCGCACTCGGAGCAACCATCATTGTTGCTCTCGCAGCCCTGGCCGCCTGGGCTTATGAGCGGGGCACCCGCGAGTACTACGACCTCGAGGCCCAGCGGTACAAGGCTGCGGCAGACAGGTGGCGTCGCGCCTACAACAGTGCCGTAGAACGAGCCAGGCATGGCCATGGCGAGGACGCGTAAAAGCGCCAAGGCCGCAGGAGCGCGGTTTGAGAGAGTAGTCGCCGACTATCTTGCAGAGGAGTTGGCTGACGACAGGATCGACCGCGCCCCCAAGGCCGGGGCCAAAGACAAGGGCGACATCGCCAACGTGCGCATGGGCGCCCACAAGATTGTCATCGAATGCAAGGATGTCGCCCGCACGGACCTGCCGAAGTGGGTGCGTGAGGCGCGGGTTGAGGCAGAGAACGCGGGCGCCCTTGTGGGTGTCGTTGTCCACAAGCGCCGCGGGGTTGCCAAACCAGACCAACAGTGGGCTACAATGACACTCGGAGACCTCACCGAACTCCTGAAAGGACAACAATGACAACCATCCCCGGCTACCTCTCCAAGAATGAGGCAGCTAACCAGCTCGGCATCACGCGCCGAACCCTCGACAGGTACATCACGAAGCACAAGATCCCCACCTTCCGCTTCCTCGGAAATCCTGTCATCTACGTGCAAGAGCACGACATCAAGAAGTTATTCACCCCCATCCGAAAGGCAAACTAGCCATGGCGGCAGACATCACCGTTGAAGGGAACCTCGGCCAGGATCCCGAAGTCCGGTACACCCAGAGCGGTAAGCAGGTCACCGAACTTCGCATCGCCGCCACCGCCTCCCGCAAGGACCAGAACGGCAACTGGGAAGACGACGGGGACCCCCTGTGGGTGACCGCCCCCTTCTGGGGTGAGCAGTACGGCCACCTCGCAGACGCTCTCAAGAAGGGCGACAAGGTAACCGTCAGCGGCGTACTCATTCAGTGCGGCTGGGAAGGCAACGACGGCCAGCGGCGCACCAGCCTGGAGATCCGCTTCCCCCGCTTCCGCGGCGTCATCCCCCGCAAGAACACTAGCCAGCAGCAGGCATCATTCAACGCCCCTCAGGGCGGCCAGAAGGGCGACCCTTGGGCCAACGCGGGGGCGCCGTTCTGATGGACCTAGGAGACGTGGCATACTTCCTGTGGGGGTTGTCGCGGGTCGTCTTCTGGGCGGCAGTTGGTAGCCTTCTCGGAATCGCCATCACCCTCACCCCTTGGCCGATTAAGGCAGTCATCATCCTGCTTTTTGCGTCACTAACGCTGGCGTTAGCGGCTAGGGCGGCTCACGCGTGGTGGCTGTACCGTTAACCAGCAAGGTGACCCACCCTAAATCCAGAGGGCAAGTCATCTGCGACGCCTGCTTCACCACAATCAGGCAAGGTCTCATGTACCGGAGGGACACCTGGAAGGACGGAACCTACCACTGGTCCCTCCGGTACTGCCCAGACTGCTGGCTCATCCTCGATGAGGTAGAAGCCAGCACACACCCCACCTACGGCGGCCCAGACGCCGAACACTACGAGCAATGGGCCGCCGCCCACACCGACACAGAAAGAGCGCAATCATGGTCACTAAGAGCTTTCCCGCCATGACCGACAAGCAACGCAAAGACCTTACGCTATCCGCCTCAGCCGTCCGCCCCACAGCGGGCCTGGAGCTGGTCGGCTCTAAGAGAGGCCTCTGGGTCTGGGGGGTCGACATGAAAACCCGCGCCCGATACGGGGAGTGGTCCCTGGAAGTCACCCCCGAAGGAGTGACAGTGAAGGCCACCCTCAAAGACTACGAGCAAACCTGGCACGGGACCATCGAAGACCTAGACAGAGAATGGGCGCGCATCATCCTCGGCCTCCTGTGGTGGCAGAAAGCCATCAACGCCATCGAGCTGGACGCCCGAGCCCAGGAGGACCCCACCCTCAAGCACATCTCCCCCTCAACAATCTCCGACCCCGCCCACTACAGCATCCTTGGAGGACCTGAATGGTAGACATCAAAGCCAACGGGCCGCAGTGGCGCGCCCACATCACATGCGCCCGCTGCGGAACGGCCCATATCGAGCAGGCCCACCCAAGGACAAAGCCATGGGTGGCCGTCGAATCAACCATCAAGACCACCGCCCGAACCCTCGGCTGGAAAGTCGGGGCCGAAACCGCCCTCTGTGGGGCGTGCAGGAGGAACAAATGACCACCAAGGATCCTTATGTCGTACAAGGCAAGTTCGTCGCAGCCCGGTGCACATGGCGCCCCTACGCCAGATACCTCACATGGAAGTGGAAGAGACGAGGTTACGGAACCGCATACGTCCCCGTCAGTCTTTGCAAGGCCCTCGTAGGCGCGATAGAATACAAGCACTCCGTTCGGTGAGTGGGTAGGTGCGCGGCCCAGGGGTTGACCAAAAGTCCCCCTGGGCCGCAGTCGCACCCAAGGACAGAAAGACACAACACGCATGACCCCCCTTGATGAAGCGATCATCGAGAACGACCTCCTCCCGGAGGGCCAGAGGCTCACAAACGTTGAGCTCGCCGAGAAGCACAACACCTCCGAGGCGACCGTGAGACGCCACCGCGCCAAGCTCAAGAGACGCGGCGCCCCCAACGAGGGGAACGACGCATTCTTCAGTGACGTCCCCGTTGACACAATCGTCCAGCGGGGGAAGACCATACGCCTCCCCGACGGATCCTACGAGAAGATCACCTGGAAGCCGGGCGCCGTCGAGATGGCCGAAGCCAGGCGCCTCTCCTACGAGGACCTGGAGCCGATCTTCCGGGAGCCCCTCCTGCCGAAGCCTGCACCGATCATCAAGGATGATGATGACACCCTTGTAGTCTGCCTCGCGGACTTTCAATGCGGGAAGGTCGCTCAGGGGGGCGGCACGGAGGACACGGTCCGCCTAGTCCGTAGAGCCATCCGCGACATCGCGGACGACACCTGCTTCAGAGGCCCCTACAAGCGCATCATCCTCGCCGACGTCGGAGACTCGACCGAGGGATTCTGGAACGTGGCCGCCCAGGCCCAGACCAACGACCTCTCCCTAACAGACCAGATCCGCACCGTGCAACGCCTCTACGCTGAAGCCGTGCACGCCCTCGCCCCGTTGTGCGGCTCCATGTACTACGTCGCGGTCCCATCCAACCACTGCGCAGTGAGGACCGGGACAGGCAAGAACTCTCGCGCCAACTCCCCTGATGACGACTTCGGCATCATGATCTCCCACAACATCGAGGACATCATCGCTGGTCGCCCCGGCTACGAGCACGTCTCCTTCCACCGGCCCGAGAAGTGGGAGGAGGCCGTCACCGTGGACGCCGCGGACGGCACCCGCATAGGCTTCACACACGGCCACCTGGCGGGCTCGCAGAGCAAGGTGCCCGGATGGTTCAGAGATCTCGCGTTCGGGCGCAGGAGTGGCCTCTACGACGCCAGGATCCTCGTGCACGGGCACTGGCACAACTTCGGTGTCCGCCAGGTCGGCGACTCGCGTTGGATCATCTCCTGCCCCTCCGCCGACCGGGGCTCAGACTGGTGGACGAACATCTCCGGGGACTCCACCAAGCCCGCAATTCTCACCTTCGAGGCCCAGGGCGGAAACGCCTCAGCCTGGGAGCTCTACTCGTAGGTTTCACGTGAAACACAAGCCACCCGCCTGTACCAGTCCGGTTACAGGCGGGTGGCTTGTAGCGTCCGTCAACCCTTGATCGCAGCTAGGGCCTCTGGCGTGCTGACAGCCCAACCGATGATGGTCACGTCAGCAGCCTGCGCCGCACTCTTGGCGGTCTCCTGCTCGTCCTTGGACTCCACGAGCGCCCACACGCCGTCAGGGAAGACCGTCTTCGCGGCCCGCCACACGCTGGCACCGGCCTTGGCGGCCGACAGGATCCCCTTCTGGGCGTCCTTGACCGTGTCCGTCAGCATCCAGTCGGCAGTAGCGTCCGAGGCGTCCACGACGCGCGTGAACGCCGGATACTCGGTCTTCAGGATGGCACGCAGCTTAGACTGCCCGCGCCCGTGGATCGACTGGTACGTCTTCCCGACCCGCTTGCCGAGCAGGGTGAGAATCTTCCCGTCCGAGGACTTGTACCACGTGGCCGCCGCGTCGGTGAGGCCGTTGCGTACGTTCGGCAGGACCTCGATCCCAGTGGCCTCGAGCGCGTCGATCGCCTCAACCATGCCCGACACGTCGATGCCGAGGGTGCGCAGCCCCTGGAGCGAGGAGTCCGAGAACTTCCGCGGGGCCTGGTTCTTGTCGGCAGCTGCCGATGGGATAGCGACAGCGGCGTTGTCCGCGTCGAGGGTGTTCTGGATCGGGAGGGCCACCTGGGTGGGCTTAAGGGCTGCGACGGCGCCGATGTCGGCCGTCGAGTAGCCGACCCGGTCAGCGGTGCCCCATCCGCCGGGTAGCCACGCCATGATCGGCAGGCCGTCACCCTGGGCGGGCGGCGGAGGTGTTGGCGGCACTGCGGGAGCGGCCGGGATCACCGGGCCCTGAGCCTTAGTCCAGGACGCTAGGGACGCGACCGCGTCGCCGATCCGCTTCGCAGCGGCCGCCCCGAAAGCAGCCGCCCCTATCTTCGTGGGGTGCGTCTCATCCGACAGGAGGAGAGTGTCGCGAGTCCCGTCGCCCTTGGGCGCCCCCGCATTACCGGTGCCGGACAGGACGTCCGAAACCTGGACTGTGGGTGCGCCCGCCGTCAGCGGAGTCTCGCCAGCGGCCGGGCTCCAGGCGCGAGTCACCCGGTAGGCGACACCGTTGTAGACCACCACATCACCCTCAGCGCACTGGCGACCGTCACGCCACGGCACAGCCTGCCCGTCCACGACACCAAGCCAATCCACGAAGGCAACGCCATTGCCGAGCCCCCCGGATGCCTCCACGCCGGCCTTCGTCGCCTTGACGTTGACATGAGCGGAGCGGGACTGTAAACGCGCGACCGAGGACGGCTGCGGGCCGAGCACCACGATCGGCACGTTAGGGAGCTTGGCGCGCACCTTCGTGACGAAGGCCTTCACAGCCTCCGTGATAGCTGCACCCGAGGCGTCGCCGTTGTCGATCACCTTGTCGGCGTTCAGGGAGCCGATGGTGACGATGAGGTTCGGAGCGGCCGCGCACACGGCGTTGACACGGGAGTCGACCTCGAAGCCGTCCTTGCCCGAGGCCGAGTAGCCGAAGCCGCTGCCGTCGACCGCACTGAAGGCGGGCACGCAGCCCAGGGCACGGGACACGACGGACGGCAGGTTGAATCCCTGCCCCATCGTGCTCTCCGTGGACCACGAGTCGCCGAAGAACCCGACGGTCGAGACCCCCTGTCCGGCACGGAGCGGGAGAGCCGCTAGCGGGGAGCCCGCAGACGATGGGACAGGGGACCCGCCGCCGGCCTGGGCCAGCTCAGACTTCGTCGCGTAGGTTGAGGCCACCTCGGACTTGGTGGGGTAGGTCGCCTGCGCGTCAGCCTTGGTGACGTACGTGCTGGACGCATCCGATCGAGTCAGATAGGAGGACAGGTCCGGGGTCTGCCCGCCGCCGCCAAGCTGAGCCTGCGCCAGCGCCGCCTTTGTTGCGTACACGGAAGCCACGTCAGCGGTCTTCGCATAGTCGGCGAGCTCCGCCTTCGTGGCGACTGAGGACGACAGGTCGTCAATGCGCGCCTTGATCTCATTATCCGCCCCGCTAACTTCAGCCTTGGTCGCATAGGCGGACAGGTCAGGCGAGGGAAGAGCTCTCACCTCCGCCTTCGTGGCGAAAACCTCGTCCGCCTTCGATTTGCTGTACCATGTGCGGTCAGTCATTAATTCCTTCCTTCCATGCCAAGAGTCCGTTGCCCACTTCGACAACGTCGTTCGGATTGATTGCCCCCAAGAGGCCCTGACCCATGTCTTGAACGCGAGAAGATGAAGGATCCTCCACTCTGCGGCCCGCAACAATATCTGCTAAATCAACGGTGGTGCCAGCAATAATGGCGGCCAGATACTCCCGGCGGCCTCCAGGCGCGCCAGGAACATCAATCACCACACGGTAGTTACGATCATCTTGCGGCAGCGACTCAGGGGCGACAACCCTGAACGACCTTTCCTCTCCATGATCAACGAGATAGCCGTTAGCAGTCAGCCGCCCCACCGCATAGTGCGCCAACAGGATCTGTCGACCCGACTCCTCGGCCCCAACATACTGGTCGAGCGGAATGAATTCCACGCTGCCAGCTCGACCTAGGCCATCAGGGCCGATTATTCGCCCAGCAATCGAGGCGTACCCAAAAGTCATTAACCCTCCCGCATTGGTCCTGCTTGACTCTTTAATCTATCGATGCGTCCATGCATTGAATTTACCTCATTATACACGTGAGCCCGGTCGCTCCTGGCGTCGTTGCGGACACCCTCAACCTGCCCCTCGAGACCCTGAATGCGGCGCGACTGATCAGCGACGCTCTCCCTGAGTGCCCCCACGGCGTCAGCAAGAACGTCCATCTTCTTAGTCAAGTCATCGAATCGCATATCGAGGTCATCTCGCAGGTTGACGGCGTGGTTGTTGTGCACCCCTTCCGAGGCGGACTCGGCGGCGTTCGCAGCCCGCACCACATGGGCGCTCATGCGAGCCATGCGCTCTTCAGTCAGCTTCTGCTGACTCTTCAGCTTGCTTGTCAGGCGCGCCACCAGTGCAGCCAGTAGGGCGACCATGGCCGCAATCAAGTCAGGCGATGTGAGGATCTGCCCTATCGGCAGGACGCTCTCTGCTGGCTGCACCGCTCACTCAGCTCGCGTGGCGGGGAGTGTACTCGGCCTCGGCGGTGGCGATACCACGGTCAGTCTCAGCCGGGGCGGCGAAGGCCTTCAGTACAGAAACCAGGGTAGCTGTGGCAGCGAAACCAACGATCGCCTTGAAGTCAAGAGCATAGATCGCCTTGTCGACGGCAATGCCCGACAGGAGAGCCCCAGCCAAGGTGGAGATCGCACGCTCAGCAAGGCCGGACCAGAATGAGGGAGAAGCGTAAACGCTCATGAAACCCCTTCCACATAACACTAGAGGGCAGGACTTCCGCCCTACCCTCTAGTCTACCGTCGCCAGCGGTTCGTGGTCACATCAGCCGGAATGAGCCCAGTCTCGATCGGTTCAGGGCCTCCTGAAGGGCGGCCCAGGTGGCCTCCCCCGGCTCGCCGTCGATGTAGTCGCCGAAGCTCCAGCCGGGGGCGAACTGGTTCCACGTGGAACCGGCGACGGGCCGCACCCAGCACCACGCCCAGTACTGGAAAACCTTGATCGCCTGGGAGTCCCACCCCCTGTCCTCGGGGAGTCTGCCGGATCCGGTGAGCTGCTTCTGGGACGCCTCGGGGACGGTCTTGTTGAGGTAGCGCCTCAGGTTGGCGATGGCGTACACCTCCGAGTATCCGGGGGCGAACACCTGGATGAGCTTGTTCACGGTGGCGGGGCCGTACTCGCCGTCCACGGCCAGGTTCCCTGACTGCCCCGACGGAGCCGGGGTGGGCGCTGGGGCCTGCCCGTTGATCATCCGATCCCAGGCGGCCCTGTCGCGTAGGCGGTTCAGGTCCAGCGAGCCAGAGTAGCCCGGCAGGCTACCGTCCTCCGTGTACTGGTGGATCAGGGGCTGCCCCCAGTAGGAGACCGACGGCACCGCCGGGTCCGAGTAGGGGCGGCCGTAGTCACTATACTCCGGCCCGCCCGCATACCACAGCGGGTACTGTGCGGCCACAGCGGTCCAGTCGTAGCCGTTGAGTGCGGATCCGTTCATGTAGATGCCCGGCGTGGAACCCGTCAGCTGCTTCACAGTGTCCAGGAAGGCCTTCGCCCAGGACGGCCCCTGCGGAACCGCATTGTCCTCCCAGTCGAGCCACAGGGTGGCCTTGCTGCGGAACGACCCGACGGTGGCGACGAACATCCTTGCCTGGGCCGCCGCGTCACCGGGACGGGCAAAGTGGTAGAAGCCCAAACGCTTCGAAGCCCCCAGGGTGGCGTTAGCCTGAGACACCATGTAGGGGTTCACATAGTCGTCATCCTCAGTGGCCTTCACGATCACGAAGTCAGCCCAGATGGCGGGGATATTCAGGCCCGCCTGATGGCTGGAGACGTCGATCCCGTGGGCGTGCTGCGGCGCACCCTGGGTGGCGGGGGTGGGCTTGGCCGGCGCGGGCTGTGCGCCCCCCTTGAACTGCGGCCACTGCTGGAAGAACCTCGCCTCACTGAACCGGTGGCAGGAGGTCCATGCGCCGCGCTGCGTGTGCGGGTGGCTACTGTAGCGGACGGTGCGCGTCTCACTGCCGGTGGTGTCGCCCGCGTAGCCGTCAATGCTTCCATCCTCGGCGATCCACGCCTCCGACACGAGGGGGTCGCCCCCGCCCTCGACGGCGATCACGACGTGGCCGACGCCGCCCTCGTTCGCGGCCGACAGGATGATATCACCAACCTGGAATCCTCCACTGGGGGTGAGGTCTGAGTCATCCCAGGGGACCTCGTTGAAGCCGTGCGACTCCATGCCCTGGCGCATGTTGCCGGTCCAGTAGTCATTAATTTCCAGGAGGGCGGCGTGGCCCCACGGCACCTTATAGGTGTGGTGGATGCCGTAGGAGATGGCCCCGCACGCCAAGGATGAGCAGTCCGCGTTCTGAGGGCTGGACACCCGGCCGTGGGCGTCAGCCGCGGCATACCACGACCTGCGCTCGGGCTGGCTGTAGCCCACGTTCTGCTCATCACAGATACGCCGAGCAATCTCGGCGGCGATGGATCCTACGGTCACTTGCTCTCCTTAGGGTTGGTTACGGCGGCCAGCTCGGCCTCCAGGGCAGCCGCTCTCTGCTCAGCGATAACAGCTCGACGGGTGAGGGATGCGATCTCATAGGTGAGTGCATCGATCACCGCGAGCGCATCAACCTGCGTCCCTTGCGTTTCCATCATTGTCTCCTTCAGCTTGAGCGTCTTCAGGTGGGATTGGTGCACCCCACTCGTCACGAGGAATATCATCCAGGTCCGGGGGCGCCACAGCGGGCGGATCCACCCATACCGATTCTAGCGCCCTGTCGCGGAGATCAACGATATCGGTTTCCGGGTCCCAGTTGTCGATCTGACGGGCGCCCTTAACGAGGACACTGACCACCTCTCCAGGCTTACCGGTGACGTCCACCGTCCAGGGCTCGGCGTCCGTGCCGTAGCCGGTCCGATTGATGACGGCGGTCGCCTCGGATGACGTAAACACCACCCACGGGGCCGTCGGAGACGCGATCTTCGGCACGTAGTCGGGCAGCACCCACGTGGCGCGACCGTTCCCGTCCAAGGACACGTTCTCCCAGTACTCGATACCGTCGTACGGGGACTCTGTGCAGCAGTGCTGGAGCATCTTCTTGCGCCTCTGCCACTCTCCGGGGACGCGCATAATGAACGTCTTCCCGCCCACGGCGCGAAAGCCATTCCCATCCACAATGGCCTGCGTGGTCTGCGTCCACCCCATGCCGGTGGCCTTGTCGTGCGCCCAGAAACCCCTCCAGTGGTTCCCCACGACCTTGAGGTGGAGGGCGTCAGCCCGGACCTCGAAGGGGACGTTCCCGTTCATGCCGATCGACGACGAGTAGTTGTTGACCGAGATCGATGCCTTACCCGCGGAACCGGCAGCAAACCCGGAATTGGATGCACTCATGCTCCATGAGACAGTTTTCCCGCCGTACACCTGGAGCCCCGTGTTGGACAGGCGCATGTTCGGAGTGCCGTTATCTTCGTTGGATGGGGCCTGGAAGTACAGGATCCCGCCCCGGTTAGTGGGGTCCTCCTTGAACGTGACCAGGGCGGAGTACTTGTAGGGCGCGGAGATCTTGTTCATCTCCAGGCCTACACCCCACCGGTCACCCTTCTGGCCCACGTCATTACCCGACAGGACCTCGACGATGTCCACGAACCGGGCCTTCGACCAGGAGTCAGTGATGCCGACGTCGCCATCAACGTACACACTACCCGTGGCGGCATTGACGGAGAACGCGGTCCTGTTGCTGTTGTGCTTGTAGGCGCGTATCCCCCAGGGGTCGATCTTGATGCCCTCATTGTTTCTCTTGGACGTCTGGATCGTGGCCCCGGTGATTACCTGCCCGTCGATCGCGCCAGCCTGAATGTTGGAGGCGTTCACGGAGTTGGCGGCCAGCATGCCGGCCTTGATCTGCTCGAACTCGCCCTGCCCCGCCGTCATGATCTCCGTCCACACGTGGTGGGCGGTGGCGTTCACGAAGGAGGCGTTACCGGTGACCGTGAGCTGGTCCGTGGTGATCTCCAGGAATCTTCCCACGTCGGAGGCGATCTTGCGGGCCGTGATCTCAGCGATGTTGGCGGCTCCCGCGGTCAGCTTGCCCACGTCGAGGTTGCTGATCTGCTCGCTCGTGACGCGCATGCGCTCCCAGGAGGCGCCATCCCACTTCCACTCGGCAACGATGTCGAGGGTCTGGGCGTCCTGTACGCGGCACGTATCCCCCACCGAGGACCCCCCGAAAGGCGGCACAGTGTCCGCGGTGCCACGAATGTAGAACACCTCACCCATGGAGGTCTTGATGCGGCGAACCGCAGACTCCATCGTGGCGGCAGTGAGCTTGGAGACCGTCTTGGAGTAGTCATCCCCAGCCTCCTCCCACCGCCACCCCTTAGGGGAGTAGACAATAGTCGACCCAGGGGCGTCCCGCGTGTTTGACGGGGAGGAGTGCCCAGGGGAGGCGAACGCAGGGACGGTTACGTACTGGCCACCCCGCGCCCCCTCAGGGGAGAGGAACGGTTTAGTCGGCCCAGGCATCAGGACACCCTAATGATGTAGGGGAGGCCGAAGTAGGGCGACCTTACGTCGATCGGGTCCGACCCGCCGACGGACGCGGCGATCGGGGACCGCCCAGCCTGATTGGAGCCCGTGGAGGTCAGGTACGTGTACCCCGCCGTGCCGACACCGATGTCCTGCCCCGCGGTCCTTGCCTGGAAACGGCGCCCCTGGTCCTCCACCTCGCCGATAGAGTGCGTGTGGGCAGGCATCTGGTTGATGGACAGGGTGATGGTCGTGTTACCGCCCTTGTTTCCGATGTCGTACTTACTGCCGGGGCCAGTTCCGACAACGGTGCGCTCCCGGATATCCGGGATGCGGAAGTTGCTGACAGTGGTGGAGCCGTAGGTGAGACCAATCACGGCGTACAGTTTGGCGTAGGTGTTCCGGTCAAGGAGGCGGCCGTCGCAGCGCATCCACCCCTCCGGGTCTCGCTCTGCCCCGTACATCATGATCGTGCCAATCGGTGTCACCTTGTTCACGAGAGTCTTGATGCCCTCGGCGATCGACTGGACCTGCTTCATGATCTCAGCGGGCTGGCCGTCAACCTTCGTCTCCAGGTTGGTCACCCCCTGGGTGGCGGCACTGATCCCGTCCTCAATGTGCGTCAGGTCGGCGGCGGTGATGCGGGTCTCGTTCGCGCCGAAGCCGTCCCTCCACTGTTTCGCTGCACTATAAGGCTGCACTCCTAGTCTCCTTCCGCTCGCAGTACGAAGATGCGCCCATCAGGGGCAATCCACATGCTAGAGCCAATTGTCCCACTGTCCGGCGGCACGGGTCCGGACGAGACAAGGTTCGTAGCCACCTGAGTCATCGCATCCGTCAAGTGGCGCATCTCCTTCAAGGTGCCCTCACGGGCCGCCTGCTGCATGGCGTCACTACCCTTGAGCTTGTCCTCGACCTGCTTCGCGATAGCGTCAGCATCAATGTTCTGCTTCAGCGTGATAGTCGCAGGCGCGCCCCAGGCCGACCGGTTCCCGGCACGGTCATAGGTGCGCATACACACCTCATACTCGCGCATCTCCAACCCAGCCAGGGAGATCCGCTGCACCGGGGCGGGCATAGTACTGAACACACTAGGCGCGACACCAGGGAGCTGCACACTCACCTCAGCGCCCGCAAAGTCAGCGGGCATAGCCGCCCCGCCCACGCCGACCATCCCCCAGCCCACGTTCAACACACCGAGAGTCTGCGACAGGCGCGGAACCGGCGGCACCGGGGGCGGCGTCACGTCCGTGGCGGTCGTGATCATGAGCGGCTGCGACCACGCCCCCACACCATCCTGCGTCTGGGCACGCACCCAGAACCGGTACTGCACCCCCACCTCGAGCGGCGCGATAGCCGCCGTGGTGGCCTCTGCGCCCTTCGTCACGTACGAGCCGGAGCGCTCCGCAGTAAGTTTCACGTTCTGCCATGAAACCTCATAGCCGGTGACATCCACCTTCGTGCCCAGGGCGTCGGCATCTACCTTCCCCCACTGGAGCTCCACGACCGCGGTAGGCCACCCGTCCTGGCCGACCACAGCCCTAGTGGACCCCGTCAGCCCCTGGGGTGGGACGGGCCAGTTCTTCGACACGGGAGGGTTCGGGCGCACCCCGCTACCGCTCGTGGTAGCGAGCCCCACGATACCCTTCGTGCGCTTCGTTAGCCGCCCCAGGAGGCTATCCAGGACCGTCCCGAACGTGGTGTGCCCGGAAACCATCTGCTCCTTCTGGGTGACGCTGATCTGGGCGACCTGAAGGCGCTCCATGCCGCCCTGTCGCTCAACCATCATCCAGTCGCCCAGGCGGTAGTCCTGCCACGGAAGCAGGTGCACGTCAGGCGCCGCCCACTCGCGCTTGATCTCCTCCCTGACGTGGGCTCCGGACTTCAGGGTGGCTTCCGCTACCAGCCTCGCGGTAGCCTCGATCTCGACGCCGCCCGCCTCTACGACCTTCTCTACGCGCCGCATAGACTTCGGGGCGGTGTCATTGTGGATGAGCCACGTCCGGCCGGATTCGCCTTTCACCAGGACGTCGGTGCACATGTCAGCCCAGGTTGCCGCCTCGGGTGCCCCTGTGAGGGTGGTCGCTAGGGGCCACCTCCTGGAGGCCGTGAGATCCCGTGCCTGTGTCGTGTCGGCGTTATAGATCTTCAGGGTGCGGCCCTGCCACACCGTGTCGATCATCCCCAGGTTCCGGAGAGAGTCCACGATCTGAAGGATGCTGATAGACGGGTCGAAGTAGAGGGTGACGACTTTCGCCCACCGCTGGTTGGCGGAGTCGGTCGTGGTGGTGGCGTCCAGTGTGAGGCCCTTGCCCCACCCTCGCTTGGTGGCGGCCTGCCATACCGTGCCGATGATCTCCCCGGCGTTCTTGGACAGGAACTTGAACTTGCCTTCCTTGTCCTTCGCGGCCTCGGGGACGGACCAGACCAGCGCCTCCTTCATGTAGTCGCTGACGTGGATAGCCTCGACCTTACGGGAGTCCGTGCCGTCATTGACGAGGTTGTGCTCGGTCTTCTGGGTGACGAACCGGGAGTCAGGCAGCTCCTCCCACGTGTCGCCGTCGAAGGTGGCCTCAACAGCAACCTCAACCTCACCCTCCAGGACACTGCCACGGACCGCGTTAGGGCCAGGAGCGTACGACAGAGACAGGGTGGGCGCCTCACCACGGGGGGTGGTGACGGTCATCTCCAGGATGTCCGGGACCACCCCGATACGGTCACCCTGGACGGCGTAAGCGACCGCGCGGAGCTGCATGCCGGGGAAGTAGGTGCGCTGCATCAGTAGGCCCTCCTCGCCCGGATCGAGCCCGCCGTGCCGGTGACCTGCAAGACGATCTTGCCTTCACTGTTGGGGGTGAGCTGGAACCCCTCGGGGGACATGCTGATCTCCGCCGCCCTGCTAGGGGCCCCCGGTGCGGGATCCCACCGCTCGGACACCTGCCTCCAGGCGTCATAGCGGGCCACGTCAATGAGGAGTCTCTGACCGCCCTCCATGGTGCCGCGCCACGTGAGTGACGTCCCAGAGGTGACATCCTTGATGGTGCACGTGTTCGCGGTGGGGGCGAGCTTCAGCAGGGCGTCAGTGATTGGGGCTGACCCGCCCGTCAGGCCGTCGAGGTTAGGGAGCATCACCTCCACTGGGGTCACGTCGCGCCACACCCCGTCAACGGCCTCGAATATGACTGTCGTGTCGATCGCCCACTCCCCGTACCTCCACGCTGGCTGGGCGATGCTCACGAGCCGTACGCGGGCCTCCCTGGGGTTAGCGCCGGCCGGACGGTGCTGGAGTACTCCCAGGGCCCCGGAGAGCCGCATGCGGGCCATGAGGGCATGCCAGTTCGCATCCAGGGAGGCCCTGTCCGCCCCCTCGACCATGAGCGCGACAGTCACCTTGAACGTGCCGAACCTCGTGGCCGCACCATCAATGACGCCACTCCTCGAGGGGACCTCGGTGGACGTAAGACGCGGCTCCGGCACAGCCGGCAGGAGAGTGCCCTGCATGACCCTCCACTTCCCCGGCTGATCCAGGTCTACCCCATTCAGGTGATACTCACTGCTCATACCCTAATCCTAGATGCTCGCGGCCAGGCGGATAGCGTCCGCGACGTCATCGCGGGTCTTTGAGTCCCGCTGCGCCTGCGGATAGTTGTTGGTGATGTTGACCGTGGTGCCGCCCGATACGCGGTCGCCCTGCGCGGGGGCCTCGAGGTCCATGTTGCCGAACTGGCGCTTCACCGACTTCTCGTAGTTCCCCGACACGGTGGCAGAGATCTCCGGCGCCACATCCCTGCTCAGGGTGTTGGTGAAGCCTTCGAGGGAGTCCCTGACCGCCGAGTACTGCGACTCGAGGCCGTTAATGAAACCCTGCATCACCATCTGGCCTGCGCCCTTAAGGATCACCCGGTCCACAGGGGCGGGACCCTTCCAGGACGTCAGCTTGCTGGTCAGTCCACCCAAGGATGACTTGACCGAGCCGTACATCGACTTCAGGCCGTCGAGGAAGCCGTTGATGACGTTCTTACCGGCACTGATGAGCCAGGACCCCGCGTTGGAGAAGATGTTCTTGATCGTGCTCGGGAAGTTGCGAATGAAGTTCAGTGCGTTGTTGATCCAGTTGCGGATGGTGGACACGAGGGCGGAGAAGGCCGCCTGGGTCAGCGACTTCAGGTAGTTCCACCCGTCGGAGAAGAAGTTCCTGACGCTGTTGATCCACCCCGTGACTGTGCTCAAGATGCTCTTGCAGAAATTAATTACCGTGGTCCAGATGTAGTTCCAGGCCGCAGTAGCCAGACCCCCCAGAGTCGCGCCGAACGCCTGGAACGCGAACTTGATCGCATTCCAGATAACACTGGCGACCTGACTGATCCCAGTCCACACCTTAGACCAGTCGCCGGAGATCAGCCCGAGGGCGATATTAATAATGCCCTTGATCGTGTTGATCGCCCCGGAGATGATGGTCGTGATCAGCTGCCACGCCGCCACGATCTGGGGACCCATGATCTGCATCGTGGCCCCGACCAGCTGGATCGCGGGGATGAGCGCCTCAGCGAGCTGCTGGACGATCGGAACCAGCAGAGGAAGGATCTGAGACAGCATATCGGTGACAATCGGCCCCAGCACCGTGACCATCTCCGAGATAACCGGCAGCAGCGCCTGGATCACAGGCATGAGGAACGCGGCCAACTGCTCAATAATCGGCGTAATGATAGGCACCAGCTGCTGAAGAATCGGCGCCAACTGCTCCACCAGCTGCGCCACCAGAGGCGCGATAGCCGCCAGCAGGGTGCCAGCCACAGTAGCGATCGCCCCAAACGCCTCACCCAGTGCGGGCATAGCCGGAGCGAGGGCCTGAACAGCCGTAAGCAGCCCCGAGAAGAAAGACACCAGCCCGTCCTGGAAGGCCGGATTCTCCAAGGCTGTAGCAATACCCTCAAGAGCAGTCTTCAGTGTCTCCCCAATCAGGGGGAGAATCTTAGCCAGGGTCGGCTCAAGGGACACGAAAGCGTTCCCTAGGGAACCCACGCCCTCAAAAGCCTTCCCAGCCGCCACAGACATCGACGAGAACAGGGACGTCAAGGTTGACTGGAACAATGGGCCATTGACCGCGGCATTAGCCCGATCCAGGGCCGTAGCGATAGAATCGATCGGTGCCGACCCATTCGCCATCGCCTTAAACAGGCCCGCAATAATACCACCCAGGTCTACCGTAATGTCCTTCAGGGTGCCGAACGCCTTCGCCGCAGCCTGGATAGACTGGTCCATCTTCCCAGACTCAGCGGCCTTAACAGCCCACTTCTCAAACGAGAGCGCGAGATCATTAGCCCACTGGGCAATATTCGGCAGATACTTAGCACCAACCTCACCCATCGTGAGGAGGCCGTTAGTGAAAGCAGCAGCCCCAGTCGACCCCAGGCTAAGGGCCTGCGACAGGTAGGACAAGGACTGCTGGAAGCCAGGCAGGTGCCCACTCGCCGCGGTCGCGATCGCCGCCGTCATCAACCCCAAGTGAGTCGCCACCGTAGAGAGAGCCGGAGAGAGCTCACTGATCGCAGTGTTAGCGAAATCCCTGATCGGCTGCGCAGCCTGCGCCCAGTACGAGGACGAGATCTGCTTCTGCAACCCCTCAAACGCGGGACTCAGGTCCCCCAGGACAGTCTTCGCGTCCTTCAGTGCGGCAATCAGGACGCCAGCGCCCGCAGCGGCACCTCCAAAGATTCCAGGCAGGGCCAGCAGGGCCGGAGTAGTCTTCGCTATCCCCACACCCACGGAGGACAGGACCCCCATCCCCGCGCCCAGCACGGACACGGCGCCACCAATCAGAGTGGCGACAGTGCCAATCTTCACGGACGCAGTATCCAGGTTGCGGAGGAAGTCGTTCAGGTTACGGCCGATTGACTCGAAGACGTTCCCTCCCGCCAGAGCCTTGAGCTGGGCTGCCACGCGAGCCACGGAAGCCTTTCCGAGGCGCACATTAATATCCACCCACCTGGAGCGAGTGAGGCGCTTCAAGTCAAACCGGGCTTTACCGTCGTCCAGATCGGCGTTAACGGTCGCCTTGCCATCAAGCTTATTCAGCTCATGCTTGATCTTCTTCTTCTGCTCCTCAGACAAGTGAGCATGCACGTCAACAATCGACCGGAGCTTACTGATATCTCTCTCGATCTCAGCCTTCGCGGCCTTGTCGAGCTTCGGGGAAGCATTGATCTGCGCCTTCAAGGACCTGATCTTCTGCTCAATATCAGCCACCGACCGCTTATTAAGCGTCAGCTGGGCCTTAATATCCCCAGCCGCCCCCTTCACCTCGCGAGACAGTTTCGCCAGGTCCGTCTTGTCCGTACTAAGGTGAACATTGGTGCGAATATCATCGAGCTTCTGCTCAATCCGCTTCTTGTCCTGCTCAGACAGGTTCGGGTTAACCTTCAGCTCAGCCTTCAGGTCACGCAGCTTCGCCTTCAGCTTCGTGAGTGACCCAGTATCGAGGTCAGGCTCGACAGGCATCTTGGAGTCGCTGCGGCGCACCTTCTCCTGCGCCTTCTTGAGCGACTCCTCATCAACATCAACCTCAGCATTAACCTCAACATCGAGATCACCCACCTGCTTCTGGATGCGCCGGAGCTTCTTCTTCAGCTCATCAGCGAACTTAGAGAGGTCGGGGATGACCTTGACTCCGAGCTTACCAACAATACCCTTACCGGTCATCCCCTAACCTCTCAACCTAGTGCCCCGAACAGGGCCGCCATCGCAGCGGCATCCTTACTCGATACTACCGTACTCGCCTTAACAGTCCCTGGCCTGGGGGCCATCTCAGAGTCCTTAAGATACGCCCGCCCCCGGCCACTAGCGGCCTTCGTCTGAAGACGCTGACCATCAAGCAAAGCATTCAGCCTCTCCGAGTCGGCGGAGTACCCGAACCACTGCGGCCCACCCAGCTGCTTCGCCCTGTACAGCGACCAAGGCTCATAAGAAAGGCGCTCAAGCAGTGCCTCCACGAGACGAACCCTGTAGCTGCCGTAGACGTCGATGCGGTAAAGCGCCCAGAAGTCCGCGGCAGCATCAGGGTTGTCCCGGAAGTAGTCATCTACTGCTTGGCGCCTGTGGCTTCCCCCGCGTAAGCGGTAGCCAGAGTGATGGCACCCTCGATACCGTGAGTGCTGAAGAAGCGGGTCCACGCATCCAGGTCGGCGATGTAGCCGTTGTCCTCAAGGAACTCGGTCATGTCGGCCAGAACAGCCATGTTCTCATCAGTGAACTCGTCCGAGTCGTCAACCATGGGCAGCACCTTCGCGGTGAGGCGGAGCCGCTGGGAAGGACGGAGCGTATCGACGGGCTTGAAGATCTCGTGCCCCTCGAGGGTCTCAAAGTCGGGGACTTCATTCTTGGTGGAGGCCATTACCTTCTCCTTCTGTTGGGGCGTAATGGGGTGTTACCGTCCGGCCACCACACACCCCTACATGGCGGCCGGACGGAGATCATCAGTTGACAGTGAACTGCTTCCCGTCGGAAGCAGCGATGTTGTTGGTGACCACCACGTTGACCGAGCCAGTAGCGCCACGCGGCACGTAGGTGGTGATCTGGGTTGCGGAGTCCTTCTCGAAGGTTGCCACCTTGTCGCCGAACTTCACCTCGCGGACACCGTTGAAGTTGGTTCCGGTGATGGTGACCTTCGCGCCAACCGCGCCAGCGGCCGGGGCCAGGGTCGTGATGGTCGGCTTCGCCGTGCCAACACCGGTGACGGTGCGCGGCTCGAGCATCTGGACGCGAGTCTTCCCCGACGGGGGAGACAGCAGAGTCCCGGAGATCTTCACCTCACTGAAGTTGTCCAGCGAAAGGGACGGCAGGTTACCGGCCAGGGACACGCGGCGGAACAGCATGCCCGACACGAGCAGTCCATCCTCGATGACGATAAGGACGGCGCGCTCACTCGAGTTGTCCAGCTCGACATCCCAGCCGCCCTTCTCGGCGTCATAGGTGGAGCCGGGGAAGGCGACGCGCATGACATCCTCGCCGAGGTTGACGGCGTTGATGGTCACCTTGTTGGTGACGTCCTCGCGGGTGGAGCGGACACCCTGACGGTCCCAGGTTCGCTTCGTGGAGGTGTCGCCGCCGTCGGTCTCCACCTCAATCAGGTTCTCGCTTGAGGTGTCACCGAGCCACGTCCACCCAGCGGTCTCGAGCGTGGTGCCGTCGCCAAAAGTGTAGCCCCACAGGTTCGGGGCAACGGTGTCCACATTACCAATGTAGACGTGCCCCTTACCCGCGATCTGAATCTTGCTGTTTCCGAGGTTAGCCATCAGGCCCCCTTCCTGGCCGTCACCTGAAGGGACGAAACCATGTTGATGTAGTCTGCCGTGGTCCCCATATCCGTTTCCGGCGTGGGAAGCTGAGTCCACTCCAGGTAAGTCGCCCAGCCCTCAGAGGTAATCATACCGTCCCTCCAAGCCTTATCTACAGCCTGAACCAGGGCATCGGAAGCATCAGAAACCTCATCCCCGTCCGGGCCGGTCATATAGAGTCGCACACGAATCTGGGTGGCCGCAAACCTGGGACCAGACGGGTGCGTGCGCGCAATAGTCATCTGCACTCGGCAAACGAGCTCATTCATTGGGTCATCCACGTCGCCGTGGGTGCGCCAAACGATCTTCTCGAGGATAGGCCACTCGCCCGCACCATGGGCGGCGGCGTCCTTCATGTACCGGTAAATGAACGGGAGAGGATTAACGTAGGCCACTAGAATCCCCCATTGTCGTGGACTACCCCGCGAAGGATGTTGAGGCCAGGAACCCAGGTACGATACCGCGCACCCTCCCGCCCAGTGCGGCGCCCCTGACGGTCCTGATACACGTAGTGACCGAACTCCGCGGCCGCATCATGGTCGGTGGACGGGCTGATCGTATAGTCCACCTTCCCCTGCTCCATGCCGTACGAGGCAAAAAGCTCGCCGGAGTCGATGTGCGCGGAAGCAGCAGCCTTCACCTCCGCGAACACCTTCGCCGCGGCAGCAGCAAACTCCGGATGGCGGGCAACAACCGCCGCAATATCCTCATGAACATGCTTGTTATCGTAGGCGTGGATCACTTCGCGACCGTCCCCAGGGTGTCGCAGCGGACACTGAAATGGCGCGTCATCGGCGAGGCGTCATAGGTCAGTGGCTCACCAGCCTGCTGGAAAGTCTTCCCCTCCAGCGACGGTGGCCCCTTAATGATCTTCACCCACGAGTGGGGCCCGCCCGGCCACTTCCGACCAGTCCCCATAATCTTCAGGGTAGTCTCATCGGTAAGATCACCCCGGATCGTGCGGTTCTCCGTAGCCTTCAACGCGTTACCAGCGGAGGGCTGCACTAGAACCTTGTCGACGTAGAACGTCTCGCCGGGCGTGTAACGACGCCCGGTGCGGCCCTCAGACACAATCGCGACAGTGACCTCCACGGCGTGAGGCCCATTCTCCAGGTAGCGGCCGCGGCGAGGACGGAAGGTCACCATGTGGCGCGCCATCCCTCCCACCGCTGCAACCCCAGCTCGGGGGCGGCCGGCTTGTCAGGGACCGAAGCCCGCCGGAAAGACATCAGGAATGTCTTCGGCACATCCGGGGACCACTCCCCGCCGCCCCGGTTCTGGGCGTACCCATCCAGGACCGGGGCCGCACTACCCCACCCGCCAGCACCGCCCTCGAGCGCCTGCCAGTCCCGCTGCGTAATCTCCAGGAGGCCAGAAGCCACAGCCTGATTCACCGAGTAGGTGTAGGTGCCCTCAGTCTCATACTTGTATAGCCCGCCGCCGGGCGCCCGCAGCACTCGCGCGACAGCCTCACACTCAACCATGATGAGAGCCACCCGGAACGGGTAGTCGACGCGGCAGCGATTAACTGCATCAGACATGCGGAGGAGAATAAGAGCCTCGGCGCGCTCAAGGAGGGCGTCAACCCACCTTGCCTCATCGTCCTCGAGGTCGCGCATGAGTGTGCGTTCGACGTCGAGTCTCTCCGCTACTGCCACTTCTTCTCCTCCCTAGGTGTAGCCCAGCGGGGCGAGAGCATTACGGATCCCCCGCCCCGCGGACTCATCAGCCGGCCTTCTTCGTGATCTTCACGAACGCCTTCGGGTCACGCAGGACCCAGCCGAAGATAGCCTCAACACGAATCGCGATACGGTTCGTGCCGAACAGGTCCATGCCGGCGGCGTACTGGTCGGCGGTCGCCCAAGTGAGACCCTCAACGAAGCCGAGACGCAGGTTCTCCTTCAGGTCGCCACCGAAGCCCAGCAGGTTCGGCTCAGACACCTTACCGCGGCCGTTAACAGCCTTGCTGTAGATGGCGGGGATGCCCAGGACGCTGGTGAACTCGTCAGCCAGGTTCGGGGATGCCTGGTAGAGCGGGCGGCCGAAACCATCGGTTGCGCCCATGATGATGGACCGGAACTTGGGTGACAGGAGGAACTCGTTGAAGTCGTAGTCGACCTCACCGTCAGTGTTCACGACCTTGTCGTAGGCGGAAGCGAGCTGCTTGCCCAGGTAGCCGGTGGTGTCGAACTTGGAGGGGTCCAGCTCCACCACATTAGTGGTGGATGACAAGGACTCCTTGCCCGCCAGGGCAGTGCCCGTGAGGGCGTCCTTGCCGTGAATGACGGCGGTGTCGATCGAGCGGGCGATAGCCTCAGCCAGCTGCGACTCCAGGTCATCGAAGGCGTTCAGGGGGTTAGCCATGAGCGCCTCCTTAGAGATCGACACGATCGCGGCAGTCTTGACGGGACTGAAGGTCTTCAGGCCGACAGAGACGTCAACGACAGGCTTGTCGGCGCTCTCCTGGACGATACCGGCGACCGGCTGGCCAACCGGCATAGTGACCGCGTTACCGGCCAGGGAAACCGGGACAGTGCCAGCGACCTTCTGGACGATGGAGCCAGCGAAAGCCCGCTTCCAGATAGGGGCAAGCACCTCCTTCGGGAAGCCATCGGCGTTACCGCCGGCGGTAAGCTTTGCAATGGTTGCGACCTTGGCTGCGTTGTCCGCCATTCGCATCTCCTTCCTGCCTGACCGGCAGAGTTGTTCTAGATGTTGCCCCTGTCAGGCAGGGGTTACTCGGCGAGCCCGAACATGCGGAGGATGACGGTCTCGAGGTCCTCCGAGTCGGAGCCGGCCTGTGCGTCTACCGCGGGGTCGCGGGGGCGCGCAGGGGTCTTACTGGTGAGCTCCAGGAGGGCGGATATCTGATCTCCCCACCCGGACTCGTCTCCGTGTAGGAACTGGGCGTACTTCGAGGGGAGGCCCGCGTCACGGATCAGGGAGTCCTTGGCTGCGGCGTCACGCAGGGCCTTGATCTCCTCATCCTTGGTGGCGAGCGCCTCCTCAAGGGCTCCTAGGCGCGCTTTCGGGTCGTCGAGCTCACTGGGGTTGCCGGGCTCCTCGGGGGCGCTCTCAGCATCCTCAGGGGCGGCTGGCGCCTCCTCCTGCTCGGCGGTCTCCGTGTCACCATCGCCCTGAGGCTCGGGTGCAGGGGTCGTCTCCTCGACAGGGGTAACGGCCTCGTCGGATGACTCGGTGGGGGTGTCAGCCATTCCTTCTCCTTTGCTCCTGGTAGAGGCGGCGGTTCATTGCCCGCAGCGCCTCGCGTCCATGAAGATCATGGGCCTTCACTACCTCATTGTACAGTTGTTCGAATCTAGCATGCTGCTCCTTACCCGGCCACGCCCTGGACGTGTAAACCGCTACACACACACATCGACAGTGGTTATGGAACCTGTTGACACCAACACCGGCTGTTTTAGATGTCTTGTAGACAGGGCCACGAGAGGCAAGCATTGCGCAGAAGCCGCACGGCCCATTCTTCGAGGGGGTAACAACCCGCGCCCACGCAAAAGGCCTGGCGATAAGCGTCCCGTCCTTTGAACGGCGGTGCTTGTCCGGGAGATCCTTCAGCGCCTCCGAGTCCCTATACTTCTGAGTCAGCATCCCCTCGGACTCGAGTTCTTTGATGGCCTTGTCGACGCGGTCCGCGACCTCGTCGAATACGTCAACCCAGTTCCTCCGAGGGCGGCGCTTCCGCTCGTGCTTCTTGACTTCCCGCTCGATCTGCTCGGCCTGCTCCTTAGAGAAGTAATCGAGGTCATCGGCGATCCGCTCGAGGTCGTCAAGGATCTCAGCGACGTCAGGGGCGTCATCCACAGCATCATTAACTGTGCGCCTAGACGCCGCATACACGTGGCTAGTGAGCTCCGCCTGGAGAGCCTTGAACGCCTCCGGCTTACCCGTGCGGGCCTTGGTGGACCTGATCGCGTAGCGCACCGAGTCGGGGCTGTACCCCGGCTGAGGAGGGATCCACGCCTCATTCGCGCCATGCGCCCTAGCCTGCCCCCGCAAGAACAAGGCCGTAGCCGCCCACGCCTGCCGCCGAGCGGCCCACACAAGAGGAGTGATCGCCTCACCCAGCTCCTTCTCCGAGAGCGTCACCGGCTTCCCCTGCAAAGGGGCGGTGGCGTCACCCAGGCGCCTCTGGAAAGTGCGGGCGATAGTGGCTAGGAGAGCCCTGAAGAGCGCGAGGGTCACTTCTTAGCCTCATCCTTGTCGTCGGCAGGCTCCTCTTCCTCGCCACTGTCCTCAGGATCCTCCTCGCCCTCATCCTGTAGGCCGATGGGGAGGAGCTGGCCCGCCATCGAGTCCAGGTCGTTCTGGCGGCGGCGCTCGCGCTCCATCTGCTCCGGGGAAAGGTGCATGAAGTCCCGTGCAGTCTCAGCGCCAATAACCCCCTGAGACTCGGCCTGCATGGCGGTAGCCATCTGGGCGCTCGCCGACGGCGCAGCCGCGTCAGCCCACATCACCTCAAGGGTCTCCAACCCCTCGGGCGACTCCCCGTTCATGACCGCGATAATGCGGGCGATGCGCTCAAGAGCGTCACTGAACTGGCGCTGCTTGTTCTCGGCGCGAGCGATAAGACGATCCTTCGCCACACGCAAAGCCTCAGCAGATGTGGGGTTATTGTCGGCGGCCACACCCATCATTGACGGCGGAATGCCCGTCATGGCTGAGATCTGCAACGCGTAAGTGCGGTACGTGTTCGTGAACGTATCCAAGGATGCGCCAGTCAGCTGCTTCACATCAGCCCCAGTGGGGGCGGCCAGGAGCGCGCCAGCATAGTTCTCCATGCGGTTACCGCCGAACTGCCCGTTCATCGCGGCAGCCGCCTGCTGCCCAGCCAGCATCCGGTCAGCGCCGTCGCCAATAAGGAACCTCAGCGGGAAGGCGGCAACCTCCTGACCCATCTGAAGGTTCGTGAGAGTCCTGGAGGCCGCGTCAATGACCGTCTTCAGCTCCTTCAGGTCAGACCGGCCATACCGGTCACGGAGCCGGGCCCTGTTGAACATGGGCACGATCGACGCACCCCACGGGTCGCTCGTTGACCAGTCGGACACCCACCTGGTGCCTACCTGCCTGTAGGCGGTCATGCCGTCAGGCGTGTAGTACGAGGCGCACTTCACACCATCACCCGAACGATAGACGGCAATTCCCTCGATCACGTTCCCGAAGTGGTCGATACGAACACCGGCGTGACGCGAGTCCAGCGCCCGAACAGACGGGTGCTCATGATCCTCATCAGCAGGAGACAGCACCCAGAACACGGAGCCGGCAGCAAGCGCCTCAGCCGCCGCCAGATTGAACTGAGAATCCATGTCATTGGCCTGCCACACAACACGCAGGTCATGCACCAGTCCCTTACGCCCATCATCCGCGATGATGAACCCGGCCGGGATCAGGACCTCAGTCAGGACGTCAATAGCCATCTTCGCGAACGGCGCCTGCATCTCCAGCACACGCGCCTCCGGCGGGATACTGATACCCAGGGCATCCAGGCGCTCACTCTGCTCATAGTACGTCTCGAACGACTCCGGACGATAAGCGCCACCCTCGAAGCCGACGAGCATCTTCTCAAAGCTCACACGATCACCGTCCACGCACCAACCGGCTTATTCATGTCAGCCCACTCCTTGCTGCTCTTAACATACCTGTACAACATTCTAGCGCCGATCATGCACACAGCCAGATCGATCTTCTTCGACGACTTCGGGGACTCCTTCTTCACAGACCAGCGCCCCTTGAACTCATTCACGCGACAGTTAGACACGTGCTCACCCAGGGCAGAGTCCCCATCGTGGGTGAACGCCTGCTGCTGGATCTCCGTGAACGCCGTCTCCGCCGCCTCAGCGAACTGGTAGGCGTGGGAGCGCATATCCCATGCGATCGGGGACGCGGACATGCCCCCACGCACGGCAGGGACGATCAGCCGGTCACCGAAGTCCTCAGGCCAGGCCGTGCGCGTGAACGACTCCCACTCTCGGACGTCAGCCCAGAACGCCACCACGTTATACGTGTCGAACGCCCGCCTGACCCCCGCGTCCACGGCAGCCACATTCACCACGTTAAGGGGCTTCTCCGGCTTCCAGTGGCCGATCTTGAAGATGTGCCCGTCCTCCATGCAGCAGCCCACGAGGGCCGTATGGTCATTGGACTTGGAGCCGTCGAAGAACATGACGATCTTCTCCCCGGGCTCCACCTTCCTGTCTGGTTTACGGAGCAGGGTCCACTCCTCCAAGGTGACCCACGACGCCTCCGCCGCGTTCGGCCTGTTCAGGAAGAATCGGATTGACCTCGACTCTGGATACTCGGGAGACCAGATCTGCTCCTTAATCGACTCCAGATTCACCCACGGGCAGCCCTCATACACATACTCCAGAGCCTGCGTGAGACCCACCTGCCCCTCTTCCGGCTCATCCGTCAGAACCGTATTAGGGGGAGCGACACGGGCGTCGTAGAGGGTCTTCGTCTTACCCCTAGTGAGGCCGTCCTCCTGGTCGCACCAGGCCTCAAAGACCGCCTCTGCCGACGACTGCTCGCCCGGAACCCACGCGTTACAGGTACCCATGAAACGGCCACCCATCTTCGCCGCGTTCTGCTGAATCGTCTGCAACATGGCCGGACCACCCTGGGCGGGGAGCCAGTGCTCGAGCTCATCCCCCACGACGAAGGACACCTCGCCACCCTCCATGGAGTGGGCGGAGGATGTCATCTGCTGAAGCTTCCCCCCACTCGGCGTCTCAATGAACGTCTTTGCCACCTCAAGATCGTACTTGCGGGCCAGTGGGCCCTTCTTCTGACAAAACGCCCTGACCATGCGGATAGTATTCGCGGTTTGGCTTTCCGACGTAGCTACGATCTGCACGAGCGGCATGCTCATTTCCTTAGCCGCCACGCCGAACGGGGCGTGCCGGTCAAAATGGTCAAACCGGCACGGGCCAAGAAGCTCGAACAGGCACATAGCCGCAGCGAACGGGGAGTTATGGGTCACTATCATGGTCTCCCCCACCAGATACAGGCCGTCCTCAGCCTCCACCGTGATGCAGCGCGCATCCACCGGGGATACCCTACGCACATCCTTAATGACCCTCGGGATAGGCTTCCTGCGCTGCTCCTGCACCCTCTCCGCACGGCGGGGCAAAGTCACAAGGTTCTGGTGCTTATAGGGCTTGAACGTCAACCTGTAGCGAGGACCAGTGACGCGGCCATAGAGCTTCGCCTCCGACTCCCTGACGTTCACCTTCACGCCCATGGAGCGCAGGAGGAACGCCATGCCGTCAGCGATCTGCTTACGCACCTGACAGTACTCCGCAGACCCCTTCTTATCGATATAGCCATCAGAGTCCATGAGCCCCTGAATCAGGGCCCTACGCTGCTCCACGGAGGCGTACAGGTACTCGTCTGGGATGTGCTTGTCGTCCAGGACGCCAGCCTTGCGGAGGTCGGCAGCCAGCTTCAGGATGCCGACGCTTCGACCTCGACCGCCCTCCTTCTTGGCGCGAACGGCCCCGATGCTATACCCGGCGGCCCGCATTCGAGACCTAACGTAAGAGAAGTCATCCACATCGCAGGTGATGCCACCCTGCCCTGTAGACCCATCGCCAAGCCAGTAGCCAAGAACCCACGGATCTACAGGCAGGTCGCGTTCGGGGAACTCTAGCGGCTCAGTCTCAGGGAGAGCGAACTTGCCAACGCCGGCCTTTGTGGCCTTTGTGGAACCCTTAGTGAGGGGGCGATCGAACACCAGGCCCTCGCGAGCCATAGCCCGCACATCCAGGGTACGGCGCTTGCGTTTCGGGCCACCTACGAACTCATCCACCGTGAACAGGTGCTCGCCCGTAAAGGTAAGAACGGTGCCATCAGAGACCTCAACCTCCCACGTGTCCCACTGGTCGATCGGGTGAACCTGAGTCACCTTGGTGGGCTTGCCGGAGGGGTGGAACACGTAGTCTCCGACAGTGAGGTCTCCGAACTGGCGCCACCCAGAAGGAGTGAGAATAGGTGTGAGCAAAGTCACCCCTTTGCCACTTCCCTTCGCCAACCTTCTAATTCCCTGCCGGTACACAAAGCCGCCCTTATGATTCAGGGCGTAGAAATGAGCAAGGAACTCGATCTGCCTGTCAGTCGGGATGAACGGCTGCCCCGCCTTCGGCCCATTCGGCTGAATCAGGTTATCCATCATCCACGCAGCAGCATGGTAGCCGAGAGTCCTCTCGGGGAGCTCGAGGGGGAGCGTATCGGTTCGCTCCCGAGGTGCGGGGAGCGAACCGGTCACTTCGCTGCCCGAGCCTTCGTCCACGCCTGCAACGCGACCACGCCGGCCGACTCAGCCTCAGACTCGTCAACGCGGTTGATCTCGATCTGAACCCTGCGGCGGTCGCCCTCAGTGAGAAGCAAGGACGTGAGCATCGCATTGATGGCCGCCAGCATCGTAGGAGAACGCATGTGCTGCATCTTATAGAACGAGAGATCATCACAGGTGGAGTAGAGAACAATCCAGTCCGACGGCTCGTAGTAGCGAGTGAACGTCGACTTCTCCACAGACCTCCACAGCTTCTTCGCGATGGGGTGCCAGCCAGGATCCGGCTTGGGTGGCTTCACCTGTTCAGCAACCACATTAATGGGCTCCACGCCACCATCAAGCTTCCTGGCCTGAGTAGTACGGTGCCCCTCAGTGCTGCGCTTCGGGATCGGTCCCTTAACTCCCATCGTCGACTCTCCTACAAATATCCGGGGTGCTTGCTCTTCGGCCTGGGGCCTCGAGCCTTATTGCCTCGATTATAGCGGCGCTTCCTGGCTTCTACAGACTGCTGCTGCGTGCGCAGCATATGGCAGTGCTGGCACAACGCCCTAAGATTGTCCGGCACGTGCGGACCATCAGGGATAATGTGGTCCACCTGATTCGCCGGGTTACCGCAGAACACGCACAGGCCACCATCCCGCCTCAAGACAACGCGCCGAATCTTATCCCAGTCCTTAGGGAGCTCTTTTCGGCGCCTGGAATTCTTACCCCAAGCCACTACCCGATCACCTCCAACGTCACATGCACACCCATGTCATACCGGTCAGTGAACACCAGCTCCAGGTACTCCTCAACACCCTCCTGCGCCTCACTAACCCGGATGACGGCGTCATCCTGATCAGCGTTACGGCGATGATGTGGCACATCGTACGCGCCAACCTGGTGCGCCAAATCGAGCGCATCCCGGAGCTCATCAACCGCACAGTCGAGGGATGCGACAAGCATCCGCACATGAACCTCACTGAGATCATCCACGTTCACAGCACGTCACCCGGATAAACCATCGACACGCCCTCCCCGTTCGGGGATCCTTCACGGATGTCGAAGAGGAAAGCAGGCTTGGCTGCCTTACCCCCGAAGTAGGCGTGATGGATCGACAGGTAGTCGCCGGGGTACACGTAGAAGTCCGGCTGCCCCTCATTCTTGAACACCCACGTCCCCTCGTCAGTGCGCTCGGGGTGATGGTCACAGAGGATCACATCAACGTCAGGGCTGCTCTTGTCGCCATAGATGAGGAGGTAAAGCACGAAGGGTGTCCTTTCACCAAATATTGGAGCGCTTATTCGAGGGGAGAGGGCAGGGCTCGATGCAAGGGTGCCCCTGGGCTGCGAGCTCAGCGACAGTGGGGCCGATCTTGCGGCGCCCCTTAGCGCATAAGGCACAGATCCCGTTGCCGGAGTACAGGCGGGTCTCGGGGAACTCGGTGACGCTGGTGCGTGGGGGGCGCATGCGAACACCGCAACGCAGGCAGTGATGCTCCTTACTCCAGTCCATGTGCGTCTTGGCTGCACCGTCCTGGCCGCGGCGCTTACGCCGGTAGCAGGAGTTGCAGATCCCCTTCCCCCCGTAGGCGCGAGTGCCTGGGTGATCAACGAGTGTCGTTCGAGGTGCGCGCATCTGATGGTCGCAGACCTCACAGTACTGGGGGGTGTTCTCCCAGTCGATCTTCATTGGGTGTCCTTTCGTTGGCTGACCAGCGCAGCCTACCACACCAGAGCCCTTAGAGCAAAGGGCGGGGCCCGCCTTGGCATACACGAGAGGAAAGGAAACTCAATCGTGATCCATCAAGGCAGGCCCCTATCAGCACGACCAGCATAACCACGCTCACGTACGACAGTCAACCCTCCGGAAAACCCGGACAGTTCACACCCGAGGCCGTGTAAGCCAATCTGAGCGCCTTTCACGACCCCAGGTAGGCCAGAACCCACAGTCACCCCCGTTCGGCCGCCAGAGAGCCTCCCACACCCCTTCCCGGGTCGCGAGCGCCGACGACGCCGGGCCGCAGCCGCCGCAGAGCACTCTTGGAGAGCGTTAACCAGCTAGAGACGATCAACCCAAAGTAACCACAAGCCAACCCCTTGCTTGGCACCAGAGCAAGGAAGGAGAAGGAGTCACATTCCGTCTCAGTACGGCAAGGAAGGGCAAGGACAACGAGGAAGACTCTGAACGCTCCAACTCGATCAGGCGACCAAGTGTCAACGAGAGCCAGGTACGTGACTAGCCAATGAACCATCTCCTCATCCGTGCTCTCGTGGACCAGCTAGGCCGAAGGCCAGGGCGACGACCAAGGACCAACGGTCCGACGGTCGGAGCGAAGCGAAGATCATGGCTTCGCGCGCACGCGCGACTAAGAGTTCTCTTAGGGGGTTCTACTTAAGGGGTTAGTTGGCACTCTCGTGCAGGGTTGTCTGCACTCTCGTGCAGGGTTGTCTGCACTCTCGTGCAGGGCCAAGGGCAGGGCTTGACGCCACACACTTTTTAAGTCAAGGTGTTCTCATGAGACACATCGACCCACTCCGCTCAGTCATCTCACACCCAATCGTCATGCCCGCCACCGCACTGACCCTCAAAGGTCTCACCTACCAGGTTGGCGACACCTTTAGGAACAGTCGCCACTTCGACCTTCAGCTGCAGGGCAACGACTACCCCATCGTCCCCTGGGTGGCGCTCTCAAACCTGTCTACGCAGTATGAGAACCTCTACTGGGCGGCACTGGTCGCACCACTGCGCAACTCGCGCCCCAGCAAGCATGAAGGCTGCACCTACACGCCAGTACGGGATGGGGGTCGTGTCGTAGGAGTGTCGGCCCGCATCTCCTCCAGCCTGTCTGTAACGGTTGGCGTGGGCACGCGCCGGAACTCAAAACTCATCCAGTATGGGCTCATCTCCACGCGCGGCAAGGGCTCTTCCTATGAGGTCACTTTCCTGGCGAAGCACCCCGACATCGCTGAGGCTGTCATCACTGGCTTCAAGTACACCGCCGCCTGCGCCAACGAGGAGTGGCCAGAGGAGATGGAGGAGCGTTACATCTCCGCCGCACGCGAGGTAGACGAGCGCGAATGCCGCCGCCTACTGGCCGAAGCCAACGAGGAGTGCAGGCAGACAGCCCAAGCCTTCAGCATCACCCAGTAAAAGAGCGGGGGCGCCAGGCTCATGCTAACCTGGCGCCCCCTAGAGAACACGGAAGGAATCATATCATGCGCAACTACGAATCAGAAGCAGCCGCACTCCGCAACCTGAAGCCCAGCACTAAAGTCCTAGCCCTAGTGCTCGCGGCCCGCATGAACGACAGGGACGACGACTGGCCCGGACGCCCCATCTGCTGGCCCAGCCTCAACACTCTTGTCGAAGACACCGACCTCAAAGAGCGAGCCGTCCGGTACGCCATCGACGAACTAGTCGAAGCCAGAGTGATCCGCATCTACAAGGAGCGCAAGCCTGGGGCTCGCTGGTGCCACAACGTCTACGAGTGGACCGCCCCTGTCTCCCCCAACTACCACCCCAACTGGATGAAGCGCCCTGACGCACAGAAGGACGCTGTCGGCGCCCGACTCAGTAAAGAAGGGTGGGAGTACTGCGAGCAGAACCAGGTCGGCCCTCATGCCGCCACAGCAGAGCACCCCGAGTTCATCCTCCCCGCCGAACAGCCCACCCTCATTGAAGTCACCTCGCCCGCGGACGACACCCAGCCTCCCACCAAGACCGACGAGCTGACACCCAAGCCGCGCAAGAAGACCGCAAAGACCACCCACAAGACCACAATCCCCGAGGGCTGGCGCCCAGACGAGAAAACTCTTGCACGCACCCGCGAGCGCTACCCCTCCATGCCCATCGACATTGAGGTGGACAAGTTCGTTGCCTACTGGCTCGACAGAGGCGAGAAGCGCGCCAACTGGAACCTGACGTGGAATAGGTGGTGCGCCAACGGCAATGGGATCGCGAAGGGGGCATGGACTCAGCCACCCACCCCCGGAGCCCCACAGGCCGCACCGGCCATCAACGCAGCCACCGGCAAGGCGGCCACCAAGGAAGACTTCTGGTACGCCTGCATCGACCACGGCATCGACCCCACCCCGTACGTCAACTTCTGGAAGCCCAGCATGGGGATCCCCGGCGACCCAGGGTGGGCGAACGCACAGGCGCACCTGGACCGCCACACCGGCAGGGCTTGACGCCCCTGTCTCCCCCTGTCTACACTACAGTCATCAGCACACCGAAAGGAACCAGACATGGAAATCCCAAGCATCACCGAGCGCAAAGCACGCCTCCAAAAAACCCTCGCCACAATACAGGCAGAAAACCACGAGTTCGACATAACAAACAAAACCGAACTACTCACAACAATCTCGCGCCTCACAGTAGAGCTCTGTGAACACATCGAAACCCTCACCTACGACCGCCACGACGCAATCGCGACCGTCATCGCACAAATCGAAGTCAAAGAAACAGCCACCCTAATAACCAGCCTCTGCCTCAAAGAAATCCGAGACGATTACCAGCGTGACGCCATCGCAGCTATCAGCGCACACATGCGAGCATCCAGAGACCCAGACAACACGCTCTGTCGCATGGACCTCCCAATCGGCACAGAAATAAGAGTGAGTCACCTAGTCGGATCCCTCGGAGACCTAGCGACCTACTGGTACGCACAGCCCGACCAAGCTAACGAATACATCATGCGCGAAGACGCCATCATATCTGTCGCATACCGATCCGCATGCACACTTATCGCCGCCAACCACACCCTCATCGTGAACTAACAAGAAAGGAACCCAACATGCTCACCCCACGCCAGAAACTCCACCTCGTAGCCACAGGCCCCGACAGGTGGCTCTCCCTCATCGAAGACGACCACACCGAAACCGACCCCGCAGCAGCAGCCCAGCTAATCTCCAGCGCAACACGCAACGGCATCAACCCAGTAACCCTGGAGATCGCATTCACCGACCTCGCCAAGCTCTCGGCCGCGACCATCATCCTCTCCAACGCAGTTGCCACCGACCTAACAGTCTCCGCCCAGAAATCGTTCATCGACGCCCGAGCCGTAGCGAGAGAGCTCAACGCACGCTCGACACTCCCCACTATCACCGGCGCGGACACCACGCAAATCTCCACCGTCGCCTCCGCCTTCAACACCCAGGCGGGCACAGAAGCACTAATCCACCTCCTCATCGACACCATCCGCATCGCCTACCATTTCACGGGCGCGTGACCCACTCTCCGCAAACACAACATGAACACCGAAACCACCATCCTTAACATCGCCCTCAGCGGCGACCCAAACGCCCTCATCGACCTCGACAACATCCACCCCCACCACTTCGCAGACACCCGCAACGCCGCCATCTGGCGACTCATCGAAGACTACAAGCAAAAGAACCCAGGACAAGGCCTCACCCGCGAGCTCATCCTCGACAAACTACCCGCCATCACAGACGCCAACGTCACCCCCGACTACCTCCTAGACATCATGGACCTCACGGCAGTCGCGCACGGGGCGCTCGCAGGCGTCTACGCCAACAAACTCATCGACAACACAGCCCGTCGCCAACTCGCAGACGCCTGTACCCGCGGCCTCCAAATCATCGAAGCCGGAGAAGACCCCTCAAACGCCGAAGCCACCATCCGCGAGCTCCTCAACCAAGTCTCCACCGGCTCCACAGCACTCGTCGACAACAACCAGTGCCTCACCCAGCTCACCGACTTCACCACCAAGACAACACCCTTCGCCCCCACCCCCTGGCCCGACCTCAACCGCATCATCGGAGGATGGAAACCAGGCGGCCTCTACGTCATCGCCGCCAGGCCAGGTCAGGGCAAATCGCTCCTAGCCCTCCAAGCCGCCGCCACCCTCGCTGACACAGGCCACGTCTACTTCGCCAGCCTCGAAATGGCAGGCCGCGAACTCTGGTCGCGCATCATGGCCAACGTCGCCAACGTCCCAGGAGACGCCGTCACCCGACGCCGCAACCCCACCCCCGAAGAACAAGCCCGCATGACAGCAGCAGCCCCCCACCTCCGGCAACTCCCCATCCACTTCGACGACAGAGCCAATCTCACCATCGGAGACTTCGTCGCAACCACCCGGCTCCTCCACCGCCAACACGGCCTCACCGCAGCCTTCATCGACTACATCGGCCTCATCAACGCTGCCCCCGGCGACAGGAGGGCCCGCTGGGAACTCATCGGCGAATACACCCGATCCCTGAAGAACCTCGCCAAAGACCTCCAGATCCCCGTCTTCGCCATCGCCCAGCTCGGCCGCCAAGCCGAACAGTCCCCCGGCGGTGAGCTCCAGCTCTCCCACCTCCGAGAGTCCGGCAACATCGAGCAGGACGCCAACGTCGTCATGCTCCTCTCCTGCCCCCACGAGAACGGGGTAACCGACTGGACCCGCGCCGACATCCACGTCGCCAAAAACCGTGAAGGTCGCACCGGACACGTCCTCCTCGAGAGGGAAGGCGACTACTCCAGGCTGAACCACCTCGGCTGGGCACCCGCAGGCGCTTAACAACCGTGTCTCGTCCTGTCTACACTCCGGCCATCAGCACACCGAAAGGAACACGCCATGAGCACCCCCGACGAAGCAGACATCGACTTCGACACCCTCTACAACGAGTTCATCAACGCCGCACGGACCGCAGCAAAACAAGCCCTCGTCGAAGAGAGGGAAGAACGCGAAACCCAGGAAGCCCGCGAAGAACTCCTAGACCTCTTCATCCACAACTAAAACGAGTGACCCCCGGGATTCCACTCCGGGGGTCACTCACAGAAGAAACAAGAACAGGAACGAAGCTAAATTTGTTCTTGCACAGAAAGGATACCACATGGCCTCCGAACCCGCCTACCCCCACCACCCCGACATGATCACCCTCCGCAAAGCCGAAGCACTCACCGGCATCAACTACCAAACCATCCACAAAGCCGCCCGCCGCGCGCAAGCAGAACTCGAAGGCAGCGCCACACCAAAGCTCGTCGAAGCCAAATGGGAAGCCGGAGACAAGACCTGCATCCTCTGTGGCCAACCCATCGACCCCACACTCAAGGCACCCCACAACATGAGTCGCACCATCGAACACCTCACCCCCATCGCACGAGGTGGCAAACACGACCTCGACAACATCGACTTCGCCCACTGGGGCTGCAACGCTAGCAAAGGCACCAAGACCCTCGAAGAGTATTGAGAGTGGCGGAAACAAGTCTCCTAACCCGCCTCCTGTCACCCTCCCATAGTCACACGCGAGATTACGGGAGGGTAACTTGGGTTCTGTAACCTGCTCAGGATGCGCGATCGT